GATAATGTAAATGAACTCATGACCATGTCTATACTTAATTTTGTGATGATCACGATCACGATGTGTGCAGTTTTACTCAAAAGTCCGATTAGAGTTGTGGATAATAGGGTGGATTTAAAATAGTATTTTTCCAACGCCATCCTTGATGCGGAGAACGTTATAACTTTTAGCGATTACGAGTATCTCCTTTTCTATGTGAACAATAAGACTCGGGGAAGTATCTAGGAGTTCATTAAATATATTGTACAATCCATATGATCCGTCGCTGGATAGTGTCATTTGTATGATAGCGTCTTTGATCATAGTAAAATTGATTTCACCAGATGGTTCTATCTTATCTGGGTGTAACGCGAAACTATACATTGTTAAATTATTTTCTATCGGTGCTTGTTTATGATAAACATTTGGTATACACGTTGATAAAAATTGATGTGAACCAATTGTTTCATCCAAAATTGGTATTCCATCCAATGACAAGGTTACATGTTTTTGACGCATGTATATACATGGAACAGGTTTTTGGAATACTTTGGATCCTACAAATGTGTTGTTCCAATTTGGATGCGGGCGATGGGGTAAACCAGGTCCACCGTAGGACGGAATATTTGTATTGTATATCGCACTTAATATATTGTTTTCTAACGAAGTTAAATCTTTATGCTTTTTTTTTGCTATAAAATAGAGTTCTTTGACACAATTTTTAAAATTTAACCGATACGTTTGACTCTTTATTCCGCGTCTCATAGTAAATCTCTCGTGTTGATTTTGTTCAAACAAAATATCTACACAATTGGAAGTCATTCTATTTCTTTCGCGTTTATCCAAGTATGTAACGTCCAGGTTAAGATTGAATTTTGGAAGTGGAAAATTCGTAGTTTTACTATCGTTTTGATAATCCCACTCTGCTTCCACACTTTGGATATCTTTGCTGGAATTGGATGGAAATACAACTTCTTTACCCTCTCTGAGTTTGACCCGGATCTTGAGTTCTTGGTATCGTATAGAGCATAAGGGGAAAGCATTTTTTGGGCGATCGTGGAAATAAAATGGGATGTTCACTATAAAATTGCGAAATACTATGTTATTGGTCTGCGACGTATTCCACGATGATGGTCCGCCGTAATAACGTTCATTTGTGCGCTTAAATTGCCCATTCACCCAGTATTGTGAAGTGAGAAACATGCGCGATGCGGACGACGGGACTGAGTTACCTTGTTCTGTAACTGGTCTAAATTTCCCTCCTTGTATACAATCATTAGTTAATGCATATGTAGATGCTTCGCGTGTAACATGATAAATGTTTATATCATCTGATGTGACTCTATCCAGTAATTGTTCACCTAGATACAGTTCAATATACTCGAATATACTTACAGCGAATTGATCTACTAACGAGGTGTTTTGTGTGTTAGTATTGTATTCACTTAAATTTTCGGGAATACTAAAACTAAATGACATTCTATTTAAAATATCACCATTATTAGATGGTATAGAAAATTCAATGTAATCACCCGTTTTTACTTTCTTTTCGTTATCTGGTTTAAGACTAATCGTATCTGATGCAAAATTAGAATGTTTGGAGAAAAAAACGTTGAAGTAGCTAAATTCTGGATTACTAGTTAACTGCTCCGTTAATAACCCACTTGCGGCAATTTGAACTTTACCAGCCATTGTAATAATTAGACATTAAAATCTTAAGCCAACTAACCCACCAGAGTATTGTAAAATATTGTAATTTACGGCGTACACTTGACATTCATTTATCTCACGGAGTAATACGCTGAAAGAGGCATATTCTGTGGTGTTCTCGGTGTCGGGCAACGTCATTTCAAATTTCTGATCTATAATCCGGCTAAAGTTTACATGTCCCGATAGGCTATAACTCAGTGGATATAAAGCAAATGAATAACTACCAATTTCTTTCTTTTCCTGAAAGAGATGTATTCCCGACATTGTATTCATTTTAGAGTTATAGTAAATAAGTTTTTCTGGTCCATCATCAAATACAATCTGATCATTAAATAAGAGTTTTGCATTAGAAAAACGGATGTTATACATGTACTGAGCATCCACTTCATATTTGTTCTTTGGACCAACGAAAAAATATAAAATTTTGATTGGGTGTTTGAAATTGAGTGAAACTCGCTTCGTTTCTCCTTTTAAGATGTCAAATCGTTTTAATTGTAGCTGTGTAATAATTTGTTTCATTGGTCTACTAAGTATATAATTCAATTCATTGGTATCTAAATAAGCATATTGAGTTAAAATTGAAGCATTCGATATAATCATATCTTTAGCTAAGTATGTGTCTATAATTTCTCGTTTTTCGGACTCTGTAGATGGATATTGGCTTGTCCCATATTTTTGAGCAATATAGTAAAAAATAGAGATGTCAGGACCACTGGAATCTTTAATCCGCAATACATCCGATAACCTTCTAAATTTAATCTTAATGTAACAGTTCTGTTTAGTAAGTTTGCATGCGAGTATTGCCGACTTCAAGTTATCATTAAAATAGAATGGTAAATTTAAATAATTAGATGGCAATTGAGTTTCACTGTTAAAGTTGCGTCCACTTTCAAATTCTGGACGTATAAAAGAGGCCGATTCTTGAGTTGATTCTTTTAGTGTTTTTTCATATTGTATGGTATTATATGCATTCATCCAATCAGATGTAATTCTTTGTATGTGCGCACCACCTAAAAATAAGTCTATGTATTCTATTAGATGAATGGCGGGGTTATCTTTTCCAAAGATCCTCCTTGCCATGTTCCTAAACGATGTATCCCTGAAAAAAATTTGGTAGCGAAGTGTCATCTGTGTAATAAGATCTCCTGCATCTAACGGAATCATACATATAGATTCTTTATCATACTCTGGGTCAGTGACTGGATTTTCAATCATGTCAAATGCAAATTTAGAATGACTGTTTAACGAGAACAGAAAATGTGACTGCACAGGATTCCCATCTATCCATTTATTTTGCAGGCCCTTAGTAGCCACTTGTAGACTACCTGACATACCTATTTTATATGTTCATTTTTTTAATTAATAAACGACACGTAACCATCTTCAAATTGCAATATGTTAAAACCTGTATAATATAGATACATGGTCAGATTATCCATAGTGAATATCTCTGCTATATATTGGGGAGCTGCACCCACGTGTGTATAAAGTGGTGTATAAGCAGAAGTATATTCCAGATCGACGTAAATTATCCTGTTATTTAATGTTGCTGGGTTGAGTTCTATATGCAATTGTGTTTTATCAGAATTCAACTGTGAAAAGTCAAGAAAACCTGAGGGTTGTGTACTTTTTGGATACAATGCAAAATTATAAGAGAATATATCATTCTGACCTAATGTGAGCATCATATTACGTGTTAATTGATCTTGACCCTCACCACCTACATTATTAGTACCCTGTAAAGTTGGTGATAGACCACTTTCAGATAATTTAGATGTATATGGTACTACTCGTTTAAAATATTCTGCATCAATTTTCGTCATTCGTGGAAATCTTTCACCGTTTAATGTAAAATAAGCACTTCCCATTATATTAATTTGGTTTCGGTGGATATAAAAATCAGCGGTTTTAAAAAACATTCTATGGTCTACCAAAAGTCTGTTATAGTTTCCATCTGTTTCAAAATACTTTGGTCTAAAAAACCAATGGAACATTTTTACAGGTATAGTTGGTTCTAAATTGACACTAAACTGTTGATCGGTGTTTACATCTACATCTCTGGAACTATGTTTCTTCATATATTCGGTAGTCATTTTTAGAGGCTTGGTTTTATAAAATAAACGCTCAACATCTGATATAGTGACTTCTTCTGTGATAATCTTAAAATTATTAATTATTTTTGATGGTAAGACTCTATTAGTGCTAAGATTTGTGTATATAAAATACGTGGGTTTGTGAAATTCAATCTCAAATTGTATTTTTTGTTTATGAATTGCACATAGTGGAAAGGGTGGTTTATTTTGTTTGTTTTCCTCGTATGCATCTCCGCCATAGTTTTGTGAAAAGAAGAATGGTAAATCAATAAATAGATTTTTTCTTGCATCTAAATCAAGTTCGAATGGGTGTCTAAAATTATCATATCTATTTAGATTAAGTTGTGAGTTTAAGGAGAGTTTTTGATCAAAACTTTTGTACAGGTTATCAACTATTACCATCATTTCAGTGTCTATTTCATCTAAAATAAGTCCATCAGCGATCATTTTTATGTTTTTTATAAGTCTTCTTCCCACGAACCTACCATAGTCCCAGTCATACATTTCACTTGTAGTCCATTCAGGTAACTCAATTTTTAACCATATATTTGTAAGAAGATCACCCATATTTTTGGGACTGAAATCAACCTTGACTGTATGTCCGAATGGCCACCATTCCTTTTGTTGCATATTATCAACTACACGGGTTCGGTGATATTTTCTAGATTCTGAATTTTGTTTATACGAGGAATCAAATAAAGAATCTTTGGGATCTTTGGAAAGAATGTGTGTATCCTGCATTCCGATAGCACTAATAGCTATCTTAGCTGCCTCACGCATATACTTAGTAGATGGATTATAATTTTTAAGTTCAACATTTCGTGAATTTGGGGAGACATGGAATGAAGTACAATTATTATTATTGAAAAATGTTTTAGAAAAGATTTATATGTTTTTCAGAACTCAGTTGAGATTGTTACATGGATGAGACCAATTGAAAAGA